CAAAACCTACGAGGGGCTAGATACCAGTTTCAAAACCGTAATATTGCGCGACGGGGCAAAATTTCATCAAGCACAGTTCACGCCAGAACAAACGCAGATGGTAGCCGCGAGGACGCAGCAAGTAAAAGAGGTTGCCCGCTGGTTTAATATTCCACCGCATAAGTTGGGCGACGATTCAAACGCTAGTTACAATTCGCTCGAGCAGGAAAACCGCTCATATTTAAACCATTGTCTTAGTGCCTGGTTAAAAACTATTGAGTCTGAATGTTATCTAAAGATCCTGGCACCAATGGAACAGGAATTAAACAGCCACTTCATAGAATTTAATGTAGGGGCGTTGATTGCCGCCGACATTGCCACACAATACCAGATATACCGCACCGGGATAGAGGCGGGAATATTATCACCGGATGAAGTGCGGGCCATGCAGAATTTAAACCCAAGGCCGGATCACCTGGGCGGTAAGTATCTTCGGCCCTTGAATATGGAATATGCGGATCAAGAACAACCGGAAGTAATCGAAGAAGTGCCGGAAATGTTGCGAAATGAGCAATTAACACCCGCCTACAAGGTATTAGACGCGGCTGTAGGCCGTTTTACCGGGTATCTGGCGCGCAAGGTTTCCAGGGAATCAGGCAAACCGGGCTTTTCTAACTGGGTGGAAACATGCCAGGATGACGAAAACAAGCAATTGGAAACGGAAACAGGCGACGCGGTAAACCTAATTGCAGCGTTAAGGGGATCCGATGCCGAAGAATTACAGCAAAGGTTAAGCGGTTTCGTATTTGATGAAATCGGGTTAAGGATAGAGGGTGTAATAACTAGCAGCGAGCCGGCACAAAGGACGGCCGCCCTTAAAATAGTTTTAAAAGATTACGCTGCGGAAATTATCGCAAGATATAAAAAGGAGATTTTCACAGATGGCTAAAATATTCCCAAACCAACAACCCGTAACGGTTGAAACGCGCGAAGATGGCACAACCACCATTAGCGGCTATGCGGCGGTGTTTCATCGGGCCGAGGATCCAGGAACGCAGTTCCAATTAATGGATAATTACTATGAGCGGATCCAACCGGGGGCGTTTGATAGAGCATTGGCAGAAAATCAGGACGTAAGGGCGCTATTTAACCATGACCCTAACCACGTTCTAGGGCGTACCAAATCGGGAACGCTACGTTTAACCACGGATTCCACCGGGTTACGTTATGATGTAGACCTACCGAACACGCAAACCGCTAAAGATTTAGCCGAAAGTGTAAACCGGGGCGATGTTAGCGGCTCCAGCTTTGCATTTAGCGTAACTGCATCCGGGCAAGAGATCGAGCGCAGCGACGGCCAGACATTCCGCAACATTACAGACGCAAACTTATTTGACGTATCGGTCGTAACCTATCCAGCGTACGAAAGCGCTACCAGCGGCATGAGATCCAAGGAAAATATAGATGAAGCAAAACAAGCGGTTTCCGATTGGGAAAAAGAGCATTTTGCGGAATCTGACCGGGTAAAAATTCGATTGGCACAAATTAAACTTGACGCCAATAGGGATTTATAGATAATTCAAGCATCGGGAAACGATTAGTAACCCGGTAAACATTCTAAAGCAACGCCGTTTAGGCCGGGGCTATAGGCAATACTTTTTGTTTATAGGTGGGCCTACGTTATGGCGCACCGTGAAAACTCTTATTTCATAGGTGATAAAATGGCAATAGATAAATTGCAAGAACTACAGGAGCAGCGTAACACGCTAGCGACTGAAATTAAAACCCTGGGCGATAGCCAGGATAGTTGGGGAGCTGAAGAACGAGAACGTTGGGATGTTGTAAATGCTGAATATGATTCAATTTTAGAATCACAAGCAGCAACACAACAACAATTAGACGTTTCAGCACGTTTGGAAGCTATCAGCGAAGAACGCCAAAAATCGGAATGGCAAGCTAACCGAAATGATGAACCGCTACCAATTACGGACGATACAAAGTCTAAAGCATTGGTAGCCTGGGCGCGTTTCCAAAGTGGCCAGGACGTAACCGATGATTTATACGCAGCGGCGAAACGTTGCGGCGTAGATCCCCGGAAATCGTTTTTCGAAATTGACTATCAAAGCGCTGGCACATACAACGCGCGTGGATTTGGTGGCGAATTTCGCGCCCAAAGCACCACGGCCGCAGCTGGTGGTTACACAATCCCCGAGGGATTCAGTAACGAACTAGAACGGGCATTGTTAGCATTTGGCGGGCCGCGTCGAGTTAGTCGAGTTTTACGGACGGCATCGGGTAACGATATTCCCTGGCCAACCGTTAATGACACGTCAAACAAGGGTGCAATTCTGGCCGAAAATACCCAGGTTAGTGAACAAGACGTAGTATATGGAAGCGTTACATTGAACGCCTACAAATACAGTTCTAAATTAATTCGCGTTAGTGCTGAATTGATGCAGGACAGCGCGTTTAACCTAGGTGCTGAAATTGGGTCGATGGTTGGTGAGAGAATTGGCCGCATAACTGCGGAACATTTCACAACCGGCACGGGATCCAGCCAACCTGAAGGTATCGTAACGGGTTCAACCCTGGGCGTAACTGCTGCAAGTGCAACGGCTATAACCATGGATGAATTGATTGATTTGCTAGCTTCCGTAGATCCTGCTTACCAGGATTCAAGCAGCGCCGGCTTTATGATGCACAATAGCGTTAAATCTGCTATTCGCAAATTAAAGGACTCTAATAACCAGTATCTATGGCAGCCGGGTTTAACTTCGGATGCTCCTGATATGTTATTGGGTAAGCCGGTAGTTGTTAACCAGGAAATGGCTAGTAGTATTGCCACTGGCGAAAAGACGATCTTATTTGGTGATTTCTCTAAGTTTTTAATTCGTGACGCAGGCGGGGTTAAACTTGCCCGCATGGATGAACGCTATAGAGATTATGACCAAACTGGTTTTGTAGCGTTTAGCCGTCATGATAGCGTTTTATTGGATGCGGGAACAAATCCAGTGAAGCACCTTATCCAGGCGTAACCTAAAGGGGAAATTATGAAGGTTGAATTATTAGTAAGCAGAGCGGGAACCAATTTTAGCCAATCCGTTGGCGATATAATCGAGGTTTCCGACGCTGAAGGTAAACGGCTTTTAGAATCCAACCAGGCTAAAGCGGCCGGGGGTAAATCCCCTGGCCGTTTGCCGGTGGTTGAATCGGCCGTACGTAAAGCACCGAAAAAACGATCAAAGAAAGTAGTTGATGACTAATAACTACGCAATCAAGACAATCACAGCGGCCACGGATGAACCAGTAGATTCAACCGAGGTTAAAAAACATATTGCCATTGATGGTACGGATTTTGATACCCAGATAAACGATTACATCAAAGCGGCTACAGCGTATATTGAAGCGGAAACGGGCCGCCAGGTATGTACAGCCACTTATGATTTAATCGTTGATAGATTCCCAGCGGGGCGGGCGGCTATCAACATCCCTAAAGGGCAATTGCAATCGATCACCCATATAAAATATATTGATACGGATGGGGTACAAACTACCCTGGCTAGTAGTAAATATAAGGTTTCAGATTCCAGGGAACCGGGGATTATACAACCGGCGTTTAATGAAGTCTGGCCAGTTAGCCGGCGTGAAATCGACGCGGTAGAAATTCGGTTTGTTTGTGGCTATGGGGATTCAACGGCAACGCCTGAGGGAATCAAGCAGGCCGCACTGTTATTAGTTGGGCATTATTTCGAGCATAGGGAAGCGGTAGCATTTAATAACGTCGCTACAGTTGTACCCCTGGCATTACTAAACATCCTAGCGCATTACAAAATAGGGGAGGAGTTTTTGTGGTACGATCCGGCGCGCTAAGACATAGAATAGAATTGCAAAACAACGCCGGAACCGCTGACAGCGCCGGCCAGATTGCGCAATCCTGGAGTACATACGCAACGGTTTACGCTGAAGTGATTTACAAGGGCGGCGCGGAGGTAATCAGGGGGCAGCAAGTAGATGCTAAATATGCGGCGATTATTCGCATTCGTTATATAGAATCGGGAACTTTCCCAGTACCAGAACACCGGGTAGATTGGGATGGGGTGATATTTAATATTGAAACCGTACAACGTCGAGACACCCACAAGCGCGAATTATGGTTGTATTGCACGGAGGATATTTAAATGCCAGCAATCAAAATTGACATGTCGAAAAAAGACCTATTGAATATGGATAAGGCCTACCAGGTTTTAAGCGATAGCCTAAAACGAAACATACAACGTAAAATATTAACGGCCGTAGGTACTGGGATTAAAAAAGAATATAGGTTGAGGACGCCCCAATCTAGTAAAACCGGCAGCTATATGAAATGGAGTAAAGCTACAGCCGCCAACCGTGTAGGCGGTAAAAACCAACTTAAGAAGGCGATTAAAAGTAAACCGTCTAGCAAATGGAAAAACAAGCGGGAATTAGCCCGGCGGGGGATTTTGGGAATAACGGCGGGTTATGATTACACCAGGGGCGGCGCAAAATCGGCGCCCTATGCTCATTTAGTGAATGATGGACACGTAGCGGTATACTGGG